GACTAGATATAATATCTCCCAATCAGTTAATTTCAACAAGATCCTTGAGGAGCGTGTTGATGAGAGTAGATTTAACTTAATTAATGCATGTATGCAATCCAATTATATTCCAACCACATTTTATGAAATTAAAGATCAAATAATAGATGGAGTCAAGGAGGTCTACAATGAGTATGCTTCGCTTAAGAATAGTATTATCCTAGTTGGCGTAATCCTATCAGGATTAGGCCTCTGGGCATATTTTAAACCTGAGAAGAAAACCTCTTCAAAAAGATTAACAGATAAATTTTCCCTTGAGGCTAATAGTAGTGGTGATAGTAGAACTAACAAGTCTAAAACCGTAGCTAGAGAAGCCAACGGTAGTGGTGATAGTAGAACTAATAAAGCTAAAATTGTTAAAAGGGAATCTGATAAAATAGAAACTATAAATATTAAAAATCGTTTTGTTGATTCTGATGATGGTTGCTCCTTGGAGGCAGCCGTCTCGGGTGACATGCGAACTAAACATAGTAAATCGATTGTTAGAGAGAGCGTGGAAGTAGATATGCAGGCATGGAAAGATGCCAGCGCTCAAGATTTAATTAATACTAGAGTGTTGAATAATTTATACATGATTAGTGTGAAACGTGGAGATTCTTTTAATAAGATTCTCCAGTGTTTGTTTATACGAGATACTGTAGCTCTAGTTCCCAAACATTTATTTATGAGTATTACTGATGAAGATACTATTAAAATTAGGAACATTTTTGGTTCGGAGTTTATCCTTCCAATGAAATGTATTAAAGCTAAGAATATCGTAAGCGTTAATGGTTATGATAAAGACGCAGCATTATTACAATTCCCTAGGTATGTGAATGCACATTCAGATTTAGTTAAACATTTCCAGACTATGCCAGAATTAAGTGTACGTAGAGCCGATGTGTGTGTGCCCACCATTAGAAATTATGGTGGTGTCAATACGTTGACTGTGTTAGGTAATAGTAGTGCTCGTATGTTTGGTGCCCAGTTTAATACTGAGCACGGGACTATGACAGTAAGGGATTGTCTGGAGTACACATTAAATACAATAAATGGAGATTGTGGTTCACCAGTAGTGTGTCAAGAGACAACATTCATTAGAAAAATAGCAGGCATCCATATTGCTGGTAGTACTGATGGTACCAAAGCTTATGGACAATCTATTACACAACAGGACCTGCTAACAACTTTAGAGCAATTTTCCAAGGTCGTGACAACTGACTTTGACTCTTTGCCCAATATTGAGACTAAGAGTGTCAAGTTACAACAAAATGTGGAATATAACGAAGAAAGTCTAATTAAATTATTAGGTGTGGGAATTGATACATTTGGAAATTTGGGGGATTGTACGAATAAGATCTTCGTACCCTCAAAAAGCGACATAAGAAAGTCAATATTTTATGACAAAAT